TCATCACCTTCTTTAATACTACTATTTTTAAGGATTTACTGTGGCTGATAATCTTCCTAACATTATTGAGAACCAGTTGCTTGATGCCCTCGTTGGTACTGCTGCTTATTCTGTGACTACCCCTATTAAACTTGCTCTTGTTACCGCTAATGGTGATGATGCTTCTGCTGGTACTGAAGTTACTGGTGGTTCGTATGCTCGTCAAACGGTTACGTTTGGTTCCGCTTCTGGTGGTTCCATCACTAATGGTTCCGCTATTTCTTTCACCGACATGCCTGCTGTGACGGTTGTTGGTATTGAGATTTATGATTCTGCTGGTTCGCCTAAGCGTTTAGCCTACGGTGCGTTGACTTCTTCACGTACGGTTACTGCTGGTGACACGGTGCAGTTTGCTTCTAGCGCCATTACTCTTAGCTTGGCTTAATGTTTGATATTACCGATAAGGTTGTTACCCTTCTCGGCTTCCCACAGTTGTTGGATGGGGAGTATGCTGGTAGTGGTGAGTCTTCACTCACTTCTGACGCTAATATCACTGCTTTTGCGGAAGCCTCTTTAAGCGCGAATACGGGCTTAACTTCTGCTGCCATCATCCTGGTACAGGGTGCTACTGTTATGTCGTCTACGTTGACGGTAGAGGTTTCTGAGACTATCGTGTACGCTGCTGCAAGCATCGTTATCGGTGAGTCTGATCTTGAAGCAACATCAACAAGACTATTCTTCGTAACCAGTACATTAGACTCTCAGTCTAGTTTAACTGGTGAACCTGTTCTTGTAAACATTGCAACGTCACGTCCGCTATCTGGACAGTCAGTGTTGTCTGCAACAATGTTCCAACCACTCAACATTCTCAACCTACCTGTCGTTGAATACGTGTACACGGATGATCGACTATTGAAACGTTACGGTATTAATAGTGGACAGTCACTCACTATTACTGGAACCGTTGGACGCATAGTTGAATTCCAGACTGGAACCGAGATTGATGCAGCCGACTACTACTACGGTGGTGGACGTAGACACGTGTTAACTGATACTGAAGTTACGGCTGTAGAAAATGCTGGCTTCGGTGATCTCATATCTATTGAAGGAGTACCTAGTGGCGTGTAGATCGAACTGTGCTACACAAGATCATGGATCTTTCGGGGCTTGTGCCCGTGCAGCAAACATTAAAGTAAGTGCAGTGATGGTGTCACCACAACGACCAATGTTTGATCGTACCAAAACTGAACTATCAGCATATGATGCTGCACGCCGTAACGGTATACAACCTGAGGGAACAACATTGACTAAAGTGAAAGCTGCCGAGAATGCTAGTCGTGCTTTGGGTCGTCCTTATAATGCTGATGTTGATCCACCAGCGAACATGATTGTTAATAAAGATGTTGCACGTTTCGTGAATGCTGGTGCCTGATGACTACTTTCGCTGAAATGATTGACGACACTATAGTACAATTAACTGGCTACAGCACTTTCCAGGATCAAGCAACATACCTTGTGGAAGACATTAACAGTTCCACAACAAGTATTCCTGTTGCTGATGCTACAGCAATATCCCGTGGCCTGATCGAGATTGGTTCCGAACTGATCCAAATCGATGCAATCAATAACACTACAGCAGTGTTGACTGCACCACCATACGGTAGGGGGTATCGGTCTACTACTGCCGCTGCCCACACTAGCGGAACTAGGGTTGTATCGTCACCAATGTTTCCACGTAACATGGTGAAGAAAGCAATCAATGATGCTATTAAAGCAGTGTATCCTGAAGTGTTCGCTGTAGGTTCAACAACATTCAGTTTCCAACCTTCCATCACTGCATACAATCTTCCTGCTGGTGCACTTGACGTGCTTCAAATCAGGTGGCAGTCCACTGGTCCTTCTAAAGAATGGCTACCTGTACGCAGGTTCGATGTGGATAAGCATGCTTCAACAGACGTGTTTACTAATGGTGTTGCAGTGAACGTGTATGACGGTATCACTCCTGGTCGTAGTATTAAAGTAACATTCACTAAAGAACCTGAACCTCTCGTTAACGATAGTGACGTGTTCACTACAGTAACAGGGTTGCCTTCTTCTTGTGAAGATCTTATCCGTTTCGGTGCAGCCTACAGGCTGGTACCGTTCTTCGATTCAGCTCGTTTGTCTGGTCAATCTGCCGAGTCTGATTTTGGTGGTGCCAACAGGCAGCCTTCTGGTGCATCACAGTTGTCTCGTTTCCTTCTGCAAATGTATCAGGTTCGTCTTGCTGAAGAAACTAAAGGTTTACAGTCCTTGTTCCCTGTCCGTTCGCACTATACGAGATGATTGGTTAGGTTAATATGCCTCGTAGATATTATTCAAGTACAGCGGCGCGTACAACGCTTTCCGCTGATGTCACTAACGTGGCTACCACTATTGGTGTTACTGCTGTTAGTGGATGGCCTGAGTCGTTTCCTTACACTCTGATCATTGATCAGGATACGGTTAATGAGGAAGTTGTTACGGTAACTGACCGTGCGGGAACAACTCTGACTGTTACTCGTGGTGTGGATGGGTCAACTGGTGTTGCTCATTCTGCTGGTGCAGCAGTTAATCATGGTGTTTCTGCCCGTGATTTTGATGAGCCTAACGCTCACGTTAATACTGATGTGAAGCATGTGCTTGTTGTTACTTCAGAGACTCGACCTGGTTCACCTGCTGATGGTCAAATTATTTTCGAGACTGACACTGACTCGTATTTCGGGTGGAGTGGTGCAGAGTGGGCACCTATCGGTGGCGGTGGTGGTGCTACTGGTGGTGGCGATGATCAGATTTTCTATGAGAATGGTCAAACGGTCACAACGGATTATACGTTGACGACTGATTTTAATGCGATGACAGCTGGTCCTATTGATATTGATGCAGCGGCAACAGTAACGATTCCAAGTGGAAGTGTATGGGTGATTGTCTAATGGGTAACGTACGTTTATATGGTTCAACAAGTGGCTACACAGAGTTGGCTCCTCCTGCTGTTGCTCCTGATGGTGTGTTGTCGTTGCCGTCTGGGACGGGGACGTTGCTGACTGCTGAGGGTGGGAAAGTGTTGCAGGTTGTGAGGGCAACGGATGCGACCGATAGAACAACGACTAGCGGAACGCTGGTCGATGCAAGCATAAGCGTAACAATTACGCCTCAAAAATCGACTAGCGCAATCTTGCTTTTCTGGACTTTTTTATTAACCAACGCAACCACTTCCTCAAGCGGTTTCGTGTCGCGTCAAGCGATTACTGATAACAGCAACAATGTTATTGGTGGCGAGTCTTTTATTGGCGTATCTAGTCATTCAATATTAAGTACTGTTACTTTAATTCGTTATGATACTCCCGCAACAATTTCAGCAGTCACTTACAAAGGGAGATTTAGTAGGGAGAGTAACGTGACAACTTCACAAATTGGAAACGCAACAGTCACAGGCCAAATGTATGCAATCGAGGTAAGCGCATGATAACTACAGCACAAGCAGTCATGTCCCTCCGTCCCAACGTTGAATGGTCAATGAACGGTGACGATGTTGAAAACATTATCTGGCACACACCTGATGTGGAGCCTTTAACAACCGCAGAGGTTGAGGCGGAAATCCTACGCCTTGAGCAGGCTGCTGTTGATGCTGAGGCAGCCAAGGTTGCTGCCCGTGAATCAGCGATAGCGAAGTTGTCTGCACTTGGATTAAACATTGATGAAGTGAACGCGATTGTTGGGAGTGTGTAATGGCTGTAACTATTGATGGTGCTGGTCCGATTACTGGTTTGACGAGTCTTGCTTCGCCTACCACGTTGAATGGTTTAACTATTCCAACCACGGGGTTCGGGAAGATATTGCAGATTGTGCGGGCAACGGACTCAACAGACCGAACCACTACCAGCACAAGTTTTGTTGATGTCACAGGAATGGCAGTCACGATCACGCCGACTTCCGCAACCAGTAACATTTTGCTTATATTTAATTTTTTCCATCAAGTTTACGGAAGTTCGACGGATAATACAAGTAAGTTTCAGATAACGGACTCTTCGGATGTACAACAGTCGGGAGGTTACGCCTCTAGCGGTGTAGGAAATATGGCGCATACTACTGCAATCGTGAGCACAAGATTAAATATGATCGCATGGGCTAGCCCCGGTGTAACGTCGGCAGTCACTTACAAGTTGCGAATGAAAAGCGCAGTCGGCTCCCACACGACGGCAGTATATAACGCATTATCATCTTCAACCGGTCAAATGTACGCAATCGAGGTGGCAGCATGATAACGACAGCACAAGCAGTCATGTCCCTACGACCTAACACCGAATGGTCAATGAATGGTGATGACGTTGAAGGCATCATCTGGCATACAGAGAATGTCACGCCTCTGACTCAAAATGAAGTTGATGCCGAAATGCAACGCCTTGAAACCGTTGAGCAGGAGCGTGTTGCGGGTGAGGCTGCTGCACGAACAGCAGCGATAACTCACGCGAAGAGCCTTGGGTTTACTGATGAAATGATTTCTGTGATGTATCCGAATTTGGGGAGTGAAGCATGAGCACTATTAAGGTAACGAATGTAAG